GGTATGTACATTTGCTCGCAGGTGACCCAAAATACATTTTTGATATGGTAAAACCATTAGAATATGTGTGTTTTGAAAGGTTTGACAACAAATATAGGTTATATAAATTTAATAAATTAAAGAGAAGATATGGGAAGTAGATCAAAAAGAAAAGCACCTACGCCACCACCAATTCAACAAACGCCAAGTATAATGTCTGATTTAGACAGATCAAGTATGGCTTCATATCAACAAGCAGCAAGTGCTGATGATATGACTTTAGGTAGCACAATACTTACAAAACCAAAAAGAAAAAAGAAAACTGGTGATGATACTACGTTAATGGGTAGTTACTAATGAATGGTAGTTCTATAATTAAAAAATACAATGCTATGAACTCTAATGTTATTGGCAATTGGATGAATTTATGGCAAGAATGTGCTGATTGGTGTTATCAAACAAACGATAACATAAATCGTATTCGTGTAGCAGGACAAGAAAAACCACCACAACGTATGATCGATACTTGTATAGAAGCTAACTATAACTTTGCTAGTGGTTTCTTTTCACATATGTTTCCGCCTAACACAGTATGGGCTAGATATAGACATCCATCACCAATGATGATGCAAAATGAAGAAGTAGCTGAATATTTTGAAGAAGTAAGTCGTATAGCACATAGAATACTTATTGGCTCTAACTTTGCACAAGAAGAGTTTCAGGCGTTATTATCTATGGGTTGTTTTGGAACAAACTGTTTGACGCTAGAAGAAGACGATAAAAATATTGTACGATTTAAAAATATAATTGTTTCAAATATTAGAATAGATGAGAATCATTTAGGCGAAGTAGATACAATTGCTACAGAATTTAAATTAACAATACGTCAAGCAATACAAAAATATGGAATAGAAGCTTTAAAAGCAGCAGATATACAAAACATTGAAAAAGATTTACAACATAACTTTGACAAAAAATATACTTTTATACAAATGATACAACCTAGATTAAACTATGATGTATCTAGTAAAAAAAATACAAACAAACCTTTTGCATCTATTCATGTTTGTAAAGAAACATCACAGATAGTTTTAGAATCAGGTTTTGATTACAATCCTTACAAAGTTTCTAGATTTATGGTAGGTAATGAAGAAGTATATGGTCGTTCTCCAATGAGTATGGTCCTTGGAACAGCAAGAAGAACTAATGTTGTATATAGATCATTAATGGTTTCAGCAGAACAACAATCAAATCCACAATGGTTAATACCTGATGATGATAGTGTAAGTGGTATGAGTAATAGAGCTGGTGCGTTTATTAGATGGAGAGCAACTAATCCAAATGGTAAACCTGAAAGATTACAACCTAATGGTAATCCACAACTTGCAAATGAAATATATAAACAACATGAAGATCAAATTAAACGTATGTTTTTTAATCATTTGTTTAGACCACTGGACCAATATAGAAACATGACTGCTACAGAAGTAAATGAAAGAATGACTACTGATCTAATGACTTTATCACCATTTGTTGCACGATATATTGAAGAACATATTACACCTGTTATGGAACATATTTATTACATTATTGCAAAGAAAAAACTTTTACCACCACTGCCTGAAGCATTAGCAGATGCACCTGAATACGAAATAGATTATGTTGGTAGATTATCTATGGCTACTAAATCGTTTGAAGTTATGGGTGCAATGCAAACATTAAGAATGTTCGGCGAGGTTGCACAATTAGATCAAAGAATGTTAAAAACATTAGACAATGTTTCACCTGATAAATTATTTAGAGAAGTATGGTACGCTAATAGTTCAAGTATGAATGCATTAAAATCTCTTGACGAAGTTAAAAAAGAAAGAGAAGAAATGAAAGCTAAATTTGAAGAACAACAGCAACTAGCACAATTACCTGCATTAGCAGATGCTGCTCAAAAAATGAGTGGTAGTGTTAAACCAGATAGTTTATTAGGAGAAGCACAAGAAGATGAGCAATAGTGAAATAATTAAATTAGTCGGAAGTTACAAATCAATATTTAAAACATCAAATGGAGAAGAAGTATTATCTGATCTACGCAAGTTTAGTGGTATTGATGAACAATCAGGGTCAGAGCTTACCCTTGCACAATGTGCATATCGAAACGCATTACAAGATTTTTACAGATATATCGAAGCAATGGTATCAGAAAATGAGTAACGAAACATTTATACAAAGAGTTAAAACATATGTTCGAGCTAATGAAGGATATAAAAATTATGTCTATAAAGATAGTCGTGGTTTTTTATCTATGGGATATGGACATAAATTAACTGAAAAAGAGAAAAAGAAATACAAATTAGGAGATATGGTAGATGAAAAATTACTTGAAGATTATTGGGAAAAAGATTGGAATATTCATTACGCAGCTGCTCAAAAAATTCCAGGATATAATTCGTTAAATGATGATCAAAAAGAAGTTTTAATTGATTTAACTTTTAACATGGGTGTTAATTGGATGGATAAATTTCCAAACATGATGAAAAATATTTTATTAGCATCTCAAACTAACAACCCTAATATGAAAAGAAAGTATATTAGTTTAGCTGCTGCAGAACTTAAATATAAAAATTATGAAAAAGATAATTTAGAAACAACTAAATATTGGAATCAAGTTAAAAGTAGAGCTTGGAAAAACTTTGATAAATTAATGGGAAATTACGATCAGCCAGATATTTTAAATTATGGTAGTTATGATAACGAGTTTGGTTTAGATGCAGAAGAATTAATGAGGCCTGCTGAAATGCCAAACTTTTCTGATGATGCAACTTTTGGAAGGAGGGGATACTAATGTATGGTAAAAAATTTGTAAAATCAATGAAAAAAAGTAAACCTAGTAAATTACAAAAACCAAAAAAAACAACAAAAAAAACATATAAAAAGTAAAGGAAAGTTATGAGTGAAGAACAGACACCTGTAGAAACACCTGTTGAAACAACAGATACTGTAGAACAGCCTGGGATGCTTAACGATGAAGGGAACTTCAATGCAGATTGGCTACAAGGGTTACCAGATGACCTTGGTAATCATTCAATATGGAATAAGTATAATAATCCAATTGACCTAGCTAAAGGTGCAATAAATGCACAAAGTATGGTTGGTGGTAAATTAGAAGACTTATTAGCATCAGAAGATCAAGGTGATATTGATAAAGTGCATGAACTGTTAGGTGTACCTACAACTGTTGATGGATATGCGTTAAATATTGAAGCACCTGAAGGTATAGAACTTGATGATAGTCGTATACAAGCATTTAAAGAATTAGCATTTGAACATGGTATTTCTAATAATGCAGTACAAGCTCTTATTGATTTTGATATGAAAGCATTAGCTGATTCTGTAGCACAAGAAGATGTAGATTATGATGTTTCTGTTAATGATGCTGAAGCTGAATTAAGAGAGATATGGCAAGGTGATCAATTTGATTACAATATGAGTAAAGTTGCTGAAGTTATGGAATTTATGGGATTAGAAGAACTTATGGATGATCCTTCTATTGGAAATAACGTGCAATTAATTCAAGCATTGTATAATAATGTTTTACCTTTGATCGATAATGATGATCTTATTCAACAAAGAAATAATGACAATTTTGCATCTTTAAGCGATCAAGAAGCAGAAATAAGAGAGAAAATGAACAACTATACTGGTAGTCCTAGTGATCATGTATATCAACAATGGATGAAAGAAAGAGAAAGCTTATTGGAAAAATTAACTTGACAAAAATATAGATAATTTTGTATAGCAAAAAACAGATTTAAGAACAGATACCTCCTTGTGAGCCTGGTGTAGAATCAAAGCTGAAAAGCTAATATTAGGTTTGACCCACAATGTGTGGACACTCAAGGCCGACAAACGTAAATTATAACAATTAAATGGGGGTATATTATGGCGGGAAATCTGCTTAATACTTATGTAATTGGTTTTGACAGAGCTATTAGAGAAACTGTTGAAGTCAAAGGTGGTAAGATGCGTCCTTACGTTCAGTTAGCTACAGGCGACTTGTTTCGTAAAGAAGGCGTTTACCAAAGAACTACTGGTGGTGGATTACCATCTAAAGTAGTAAACCGATTCGGAGATTCTCCAGTATCGGATATCGACTACAGTCGTAGACGTACATCAAGAATTGCTTACCAAGATGGTCAATTTATGGATTGGGCCGATGTAAGCAAAATGGGTGTTGATCCTCGAAACGCTAAACTTCAAATCATGAAGAATAAATTTATGCGTCAAGAAGACATCATCATCGACAGAGCATTATTAGGTGCTGCTAAAGGTGGAGTTGAAGGTGAAACTGATACTAAACTAAAAGACCAAGCTAATGCTGTTAGTGTTGATGCTGCTGCTGACAACAACTACAAGTTAACTTATAAGAAGTTCCTTTCTGTTTTAGAAAAGTTCGGAAATAATTCTGTAGATGTTGACACTACACCACCTATATTCAAAATCACATGGACACAATGGAAGCACATTATGGAAGATGATAACTTCATCAACTTTGATTACACTGCTTCTAGACCATTAGATTCACAAGTCGGAACTATTTATGACTACATGGGTGCGAAATTCTGCATCAGTAACATTGTTCCATTCATAAATAGAACACCTGCTGAAATCGAAACACTTGAAGCAAGTTACACTTCTACTTCAGAAACATTAGAAGCATACTTCGAGTTAGACGATGATAGCATTGATACAGGCGTTGGTAAGTGGAAATCTGCTTCAACAGATAGCACTCGCCTATGTTATGCATTCATGCCTGACGCAGGATTATTGGAAATCAACCCTGATCTAACTTCAAAAATTAGTGAAAGAGCTGATAAATCGTTCAACTATTACGCTTACATGAAAGCAGAGTTCGGTGCTGTTAGAATGGAAGAGGAAAAAGTAGTTGTATTACCTTGTCAAGATTCATAAGTGGAGGATAATTAGATGGCAAACTTTAACACAGATATTGTTACAGCTATTAATACTGCTAACAATCTTCAACATCCATCAGATTACTTGGGCAATGTTCAGTACATACCTGTAAAATTTACTACAGATCATGCTGACATGACTGGTGATACTGTTACTTTAACTGGTACATTACCACCTAATGCTAAAGTAATAGCTGTGTCTTTATTGCATACAGCAATAGCTTCTGCTAACCAAGTTGATCTTGGTACAGTAGCAGAGCCTGATGCTCTTCTTGCAAATGAAGACTTAACTTCAGCTGGGACTATATTATTCCCAGAAGGAGCTACTGGTGATAAAACTGATGGTGTTGCTTATGCTGTTGGTGGAGAGAAATTAATTCTTACATTCAACGCAGGAGCAATGAGTTCAGATAGTATCGAAGGATATATCTTAATCTCTACACCACAATAATAATTAATGGGAGGGTAAAACCTCCCTTAACTTTTCGGAGAAACAATGTCTTACGCAAGTAAAACTATAGCTACAAATTTAGCATTATCAAAATTAGGGAACGATAGGTTACAAATAACAGATTTCGATAGTGATGCAACAGTTGCTGGTGTACAAGCAAGATTGCATTATGATCCTACATTAGAAGAACTAACAAGAATGCATAACTGGAATTGTTGTAAAAAAAGAGTACAGTTAGGTGCATTTAAAATTAACATAACAACAGGAAGTAACTTACAAGGCGATGGTGCTTTTAATGGTGATCTTACTGCATCATCTACTGATAGCAATGGTTTTCCTATTTACACAAGTACAGAAACTACTGCAACAGCAGAAGGATATGCAAAAGTAGAAAGAGCAGTTACAGGAGCAGGTGCAAAAGTTTGGCAAGTAAGTTTAGGATTAGGTAGTAGCACCACTACAGTAACTTTAGAAAATACTAACTACAGTCCTAATGGAGATTATAATGGTGGTAGTTCAGCTGGTTTTGGTGTAACTATTTCTATAGTAGCACCTGATTTTGAATATGATTATTCTTATAGAATACCATCAGATGCACAACGATCAGTTTATCTAACAGACCAATCATCTTCTTACAGATATGCTAAATCAAACTTTGCATGGAAAAGAGAAGGTAATGCAATACTTACAGATTTTACACCAATATATATGTGTTACGAAGCTATACCAGATACAACAGATTTTGATCCTTTATTTGGTAATGCATTTACATCTTATTTGGCCTATAAATTAGCAATGCCTATTACTGGAGATAAGGACCTTGCAGTTTTATTATTACAAGATTTTCAACAAATAGTGTTACCAGAAGCCAGAAGAATAAATGGATTTGAAAGAAATGAAACACCTACGATAGATAGTGAATGGTTAGAAGCAACATATACATCTTCAAGCTCATCAGTTACATCTTATCCACCTTTCGAACTATCTTCTTATGGCTCATTTGAATAGGAGATATAGTGGCAAAAAAATCTATAAATGCATTTAATAATGGAGAAGTATCTCCATCTACTTATGCAAGATATGACAACGAATTATATGATGCTGCTTGTCTTAAAATGGAAAACTTTATTCCAATGCAAACTGGTGGTGCTGAACGTAGACCAGGTACAAAATATTTATCATCATTAAGTTCATCTACTAATGTTGTATATCCATTTGTTTTTAATAATGAAAATGCATATTCGCTTATATTTACAAATACATCACTTATTATTTACAAAGACGACACTCAAAAAGCTACTCTTGATTCACCATATTTAACAGCAGAATTATATGATTTAAAAATAACACAATCTGCTGATGTAGTTTTTATTGCACATCCAAATCATGCAGTAAGAAAATTATCTAGACTTGCTGATACTAGTTGGACACTTGAAGTATTAGATTTTAAATTTCCACCACTATTAGATGAAGACACTGATAAAACATTTTCTATAACTGGTAGTGCAACTAAAGGTAGCACAATAACAATAACTGCTAATACTAATCAGTTTACTACAGATCATATTGGTAGTAGATTTTTAATTAAACAGTTAAGAGATAGTCAAAACTCAAGGTTAGCAGAAGTTAATTCTACACCTGAAAATTATTTTGTGTCATCTTCTGTTAATGTTGGTTTTTCTAATTGGTCTATTGAAACAAAAGGTGTTTGGAGAGGTAGAGTAATTATTTTAAGATCATTAGATGGTGGTGATACATACGAAGAATATTTTACATTAGCAGATACATCAGGTGATAAATTGCAATCTGCTGATGCTGATGAAGACTCTATAACAAACAAAAACTTTACTTTTTCTAGTACAGAGCCAGAGCCAGCAGGTGCGTTGTTAAAAGTACAATATACAGTTCCAGATTCAACAGTATCTACACATAATAGTTATAGAGAATTTAGTTTTGAATTAAATGTAGTTGACCCATATTTATATGGATTATGTTTAATAACAGGAAGAACATCAGACACAGTAGCAACTGCGTTGTTAGAAACACCATTAGCATATACTTTAACAGATTATGGTACGACTTGGGCAGCATCTACAACATTTGATAAGGGTGATAAAGTAACTTTTGGTGGTACATTAACAGTAACTAATGTAAGTGCTGCTAATGAATTTATACAATTAAATGATGAAAATGGTGATGCATTAAGTGATAATTACACAGTTCAAGGTATGACGTATGGTAATGCTAAACTTTGGGTGTTAGCAACTGCAAGTTCAAATGGTAGCGGAACACAGAAAGTATATAGTTACACTATAGCAAATCAAGGTACAGCATCATTAGCATATAGTTATTCTGCAAACGTAACTTTATCAGGAACAACATATGTAAGAGTTTCTGATATAGCATATTACAATAGTGAGTTGTATGTATTAGGCGTTAATAGTGGTGATCCTAATCCTTCAGATACTACTACTACTCAATTTGCAAATGCTGGTGGTCAAGGGTCTATATTGCGTTATAATACAAGTGGTGTTTATCAAGCAACTTTTCATAATTTTCCTTTTAGCACTTCGACATCAAGATTAGATTATCCTGAAAGAACAGCACATACTTTAGGATTAGGATTTGATGGACAACATTTTTATGCAACAGAACAACAATCTCAATTAATAAGAGATGGTAAAACTTCTTGGGATTTTAGAAGAAAAGTTATTACAAGAAAAATAGATACAACAGGCTCACAAGTTACTACTAAACAGCATTTAGATGATGGGCCATCAGGTACAACTTATGTTAATTTATCTACAACAGCAGAAGAATTTTATGATTGGACTTCTGTAGAAGGTAAATTATATGCTTTAAGTGATACAAATGATAGATGGGATACATACGATACAAGTATAAATAGTTTATCTATTAATTTATCTATAGGACAAACAGTTGCGTCTGCTATGCGTGGAACAGCTTTTGATAGCACAAATGATTTTCTTTATGGTATTCAAAGTAATGGTATGATTATTGAGTTTGGTTTTACTGGTGGTAGTGTATATTATCAATGCACTTCTAAACACGCATCAGCTAGTACAAGTTTTTCTACATGGTTAGCACAAGGATATTGGGTGCAAAGATTTCCAGAATCACAAAACTATCAAGAAGGTGCATATTCAGATCATAGAGGATATCCACATTCTGTAACTATATATGAAAGCAGATTATGTTTTGGTGGTACAGATACTAATCCTAATACTTTATGGTTAAGTAGAACTAATGATTTAAATAATTTTCAAACAGGTGTAGAAGCTAATGCATCTATGCGTCTTACAATAAATTCAAATACAATAGATGAAATAAGATGGTTATGTCCATCATCTGATTTAGTTATTGGCACAAGTTCAAACGAATGGACGTTAGGGTCTGGGTCTGATCAATTAGCAGTTACACCAACACAATTAAATATAAAAAGAAAAAGTAACTATGGGTCTAATAAATTACAAGGTGTGTTAGTAAACGCTTCTGTGTTATTTTTTATGCGACAAAGTACAAAATTAAGAGAGTGGTTAGATCAAAATACTAGAGGTGTATTTTTAGCAGCAGACCTAGCTTCATTTGCAGAACAAGCTACAGAAGGTGGCATACTTCAAATGGCAGTACAAACACAACCAGAAACAATTATATGGATGGTTAGAAATGATGGCCAACTTATTGGTCTTACATATGAAAAAGAAACAAAAACATTTGGATGGCATAGACACACATTTACAGGTGCAACTGCTGAATCAGTAACAGTATTACCTACATCTAGTGGAGAAGATTGTATTTATGTAATTTTAAAGAAAGCTGATGATGAAAGATGTTATGTAAAAATGGATGCTCGTAATTGGGGTACTGCATATGCTACAGAATATTTTGGATTAGATAATTATACAACTGCTAGTAAAGCATTTTCTAGTGGTGCTGCTAGTTTTTCAGCAGGAGATTTAGATCAATTTGCTAGTGACACAGTAAAAGTAAAAGTTAATGGTGTATTACAAACAGGTACATATACAGTTGGGTCTGATGGCTCATTAAATTTAACTTCTATAAAAGATGCTAGTGGTGCTACAGTAAGTGATGCTACATATACAGTGGTAGTAGGAAAAGAATACACATCAACACTTGCACCATTATATGCAGGATTAGAATTTAGAACTGGCTCAACAAGAGGTAGTAAAATATCAGTGTCACAAGCATTAATTAGATTTAAAGATACGTTATCTGCTAAAGTAGGACAAACAGAAACTGCTGCAGATTTAAATGAAGTTGAGTTTGTTAGTGCTTCTTCATTGAATAGTGAAGATGTTCCATGTTATTTAAGCAATGCAAATGAATATTTACAAACTGTATATGTAGTTCAAGATGAGCCACAACCATGTACAGTATTAGGTATGATATTAGATATAGAAGGAGTCGGTAAGTGATAGGACCAGCAACAATTGTAAAAGCTGTAGGAGGTTTTTTAGGTGCAAAATCGCAAGCAAAAGCTGCAATGGCTCAAGCACGTTTACGAAAACAAGAATTTGATTATAACGCTAAAATATTTAATGAGAAAGCACGAGCAACTCAAATGGCTGGTATTGAAGAAAGAAAATTATTAGCTAGAGGACAAAGAGAAGCTGCAGCAACACAAAAAGTAGCATTTGGTAAAACTGGTGCAAGAATAGATTCTGGCTCACCATTACTAGTTCAGTTAGATCAGTTAAAAAGAATGCAATATGATATGAATAATGCAAGAAGAAATAGTTTAATAAAAGAAAAACAAGATTTACAACAAGCTGATATGTATACATATAAAGGTAAAAGTGCTTTATATCAAGGTAGACAAGAAGCATCAGCTATTAGAAGAGCTGGTTTATATTCTGCTATAGGAACACTTGCAGGTGGATTTATTAATCCTGTAACAGGAGAAGATAGTCTTGGTAAATTCTTTAAACCAAGTTCGAGTGGTGGAGGAAGTAGAATATCAACAATGAGTAGAAGATTTAGAAGATTTAGTTCTCCTTTAAGTGGTGTAGTAAATACAGGATATCAAGGTGATATTAACATTGATTATGGAAGGATGTACACATAATGCCAGAGATACCATTATACAAACAACAAGTAGATATAAGCACTGAAACACCAACTGGTATTCAATTAGATTTATCTAGTGAAGCAGCATCATTAGCTAGAGTTGCTAATATAGAAGCACAAGGTATAGAAAATCTAACATCAGGTATAGCAGATGTTATAACTAACTATGAAGAATTAAAAGATGAAGCATCAGCAGCAGATTTTGCAAATGAATTTAGAGATTTTAAAATACAACTAGCACAAGGTGGTTTAGATTATCGTAAACAAAATCAAGACAAACCTTATAATTTTCAAAAAGATTATATTGAGCCACAATTTTCTAATTTTAAAAAACGAATAAGTGAAAAAAATTATTCAAATAGAATAAAGCCATCGTTAATGAAAGAAATGGAAATTGAATTTAGTAACATAAGATATGAACACGCTGTTGCAGACATAGATTATCAAACACAAAATCACATTTTTAGTATATCAAATCAAGCACAACAATTTATAATGGATGGTAATTTTAAATCAGGTATAGATATTCTAGATCAAATGAAAAATGATCAGTTTATAACAGAAGAAGAATATCAAGAAAAATTAACTACAGCAGCAAATGCATTTTATAATGCACAAGATTTTTACTATGAAGATCAATTAAAAGAAGTAAAGAACTCTGACTTGTATAAAAAATTACCTGAATATGCACAAGAAGAAGTAGAATCTGTTATAGCAGAAAAAATTATTGATTTTAATAAAACAGTTATACCTAATAACTACGATTATATGAGAAAAAGAATTTTTGCAATGGGTACACCACAAGGACATATAGATGGTCCAGTAACAAGAGATGATATTGAAAAATTAAATTTAGGCGTAGGTAATGAAGATTTAAGAAAAACTTTATATCAAGCTCTAGAAAGAAAAATTAAAAGAACATTAAGTGCATTTGCAAAAGATGAAGATAATATAAAAGCATACAAAAAAGCTGGTATAAGTGGTGTTGATCTTGCTACTGCATATAAAGATTTAAATAAAGTAGTTAAAGAGTATTATAATCCATCAAACACTATTAGTGCAAATGACAACAGAAATATGCAAAAAATAACAGCTGATTTAATTACAGAAATAGACAATAGTATTATACCAGAAGATGTAAAAATGTATTTTATAGATATGCTTTTAGAAACCATAAAAACAAGTGATGGTATACAAACATTTATAAAAAATGATGATATTGCTGGTATAGATATAACTAGTAAAACAGATTCTCCAATGGGTCAATTAGCAAGTATAGGTAGGAAAAATACTAGATATTCAGAAGATACAGCATGGGCCTGGAAGTTAGCATGGGCTACATATGACGAAGCATCTGATAATTTACCTTATGATAAATTTAGTCAAAGTATGGCTTTAGTAATGCCTACTGTAAGTGATAAAATAACAAAAGATCGAAGATACAGTATAGATATTTTAATACCACAGTTAGACGCATTAAATATTTCTATAGAACAATTTGCTGATAATCCAGATGTAATTTTAAAAGATAATCCACAGTTAAAAGATTTTTATCAATCAAGTAAATTACTTTTTGATCGTAATGGAAAGTTATTGTATAGAAAACATAATATTAAAACTTTTGGTCGTTTTTTAGATATTGAATTTGACGACTATTATAATTATAAAATGGATTATATGATTAAAGAATCATTAGGTGGTAGAGCAGCACCAAGGTCTTATCCATCAGTAAGAATTGATTTTGACAAAGATGTAGATACATATGAAGAATTATTAAAACTTGGTGAATTAGAGGCAGCTGATGAATATTGATCCTAGTAGATTTTCTGCAGCAATAGATACAAAGCAGTTAAACGAAACAATAAACAAAAATCAAAAATTAAATTTAGGTGCATATGAGCCTTTTTTTAATGACCCACAAGAAATATTAAATGCTAATCCTTTAGTACAAATGTCTAGTGTTGTCGATAGAGAATTTTATTCAAAACAAGACAATAAAGATAAAATAAATAGAGTAAAAGTAAGAAATGCTTTTAGAAGCTTGTATGGTCGTCATAGTCTTGAATTAACAGGAAGAGAACTTAATGACGATCAAGTAGATACAATGCTTCGTAAATATTACAAAACTCCTGAAGGAGAAGATATTGATTATAATTTTATCAAAGAAGATATGGATTTTCAATTAAGGCAAAAATACGACCTTGTTGATCCTGACACAGGTAAAAGAAAATTTACGCCTGGTGAAAGCATTAATGCTGTACTCGGTAAAGTATTAAAAGTTTTAGAACTTGGAACAGAAAAAGTAACAAGTGCAGCACTTGGTACATTAATGGATGAACAAGCATTTAATTATACTGTAGGTTATCAAGCTCAAAAACAAGTTCTCGATAAAGTAAATCCAGTAGGACTAGTATACGATACTGATAGTATAGAAGCTAAATTATATAATTGGGCAAAATGGACTAAATCTAATGTTCCTGGAATGATAGATTTTTTAACTGACAATATGGAATTTAATATATATGAATTAGATAATTATCAAGGCAGTGGTGGTTTAGGAGGTTATTTAAAAGAAGTTGCTGCTGTTCTTACTAGTAATGCAGACTCATTACTTATTGGTCGTTTTTTACCTCTTAAAATTGCAATGCCTTATATGATGATAAAAGAATCAGAAGATTTTGAAGCACAAGCAAGAGAAGAAGCAGGCCTTAAATCATACTATACTCGTGAAGAGTATACTCCTGAATTACAAAAAAAACTTGATATTATAAATAATAATGCACAAAGATATGGTTTAGTTTCAGGTGCAATTGAATATGCACAAACATTAGCACTTTTAAGAACAGGTGGAATTTCCAAAGGAGTATCGAAAAAAGCATATAGAAAATCATTAAACAGCGTAAAAGCATTTTTTAAAACTGTTGGATATAATGCAATAGAAAATGTTAGTGAAGAAGCATTACAACAAATAGCATCTAACTATTTTACCAATCTTTCTAATAGACAATTAAATAAAGAGTTTGGTTTAAATTTAAATGAAAAACTTACTTGGTATCAAGGTGTAGGTGATGCAGTCGATGGTGCATTAAAAATGACTGTAGGTATGGGTTTATTTGGTGGTGCTAAATCAAGTTATAGTAGATATTTTGGAGAAACTAAAAGATGGCTTGCTAATAAAGAACAAATGTTAATAGAAGATTTTGGATTAGATCAAAAGGTTGCTAGAAAATTTGCTATTAAATTAGGTAAAGCAAGACAAAGTGAAAGCGAAACAATAGAAGTTGTAAAAGAAATATACGAAGCATCAGATATATCATCAACAAAAGAAGCTGGTAGAAGAAATTCATTACGAGAAAAATTATTAAATAAACAATTAGGTCTAGCTTCTAATAATGGTCAACTATTACAAGACAATGATTGGGATAGATTAGCTATATTATACACAGAAAAAGAATTGCGTGAATTATCACCAGCTAATGCTGACACTTTTATTAAAGGTGTATATGGAGATGAAACTGCAAGAAACAATCATAATAAAGAAATTATAAAACAAAGAAGATTAAATAATATAGATGACGATGGAAATATAGGTGATCAATCTACAAGAGAAACTCGTAATCAAAAAGAAACTGTAGATGAACTTATTGATAAATATGAAGATTTAGATGAGCCAGTAGAAATATTTATTAATGAAATAAGAAGTGGTTTTCACGATAGTAAATTAGAAACAACTGGCGATACTCAAAATGATTCATTATTTGATAGAAGACAAGCTGCAATTCAAAAAGTTTTAGATTTAAGAGGTAAACTAAAAGAAGGTCAAACTAGAACAGAAACAGCAGACCTAGATGATAATTTTTTAGATGACTTTTCTGTTGTAAAATCAGAAGCAGAAAGATTAGGAGTAGAAGTAGAAGGAGATAAAAGAACTTCTGAATATAAAAATAGACTTCGTAAAGCAGTTGAAAAAGCAAGAGCTGAAGAAAGAGCAGACGAACAAGAACAAGATGTTGAAGATGTTAAAATAGAAGAAGAAAAACACAAGGACAAAGAAGAAAAAGACGACGAAAAAATGTCCGAAAAAGATAAAATGAAAAAAGAAGGCGAAGAGTCTGATGAAGAAGCAGTAGAAGAAACTGAAGCATCAGAAGACGAAGCAGTAGAAGAAACTGAAGCATCAGAAGAAGATGCAGTAGAAGAAACTGCTGATGAAGCCGACGAAACTGTCGAAGAAGTTGGTGGCGATGCTACTGACGATCTAATTGCTGACATAGAAGCAGAACAAAATGGTGACGAAATGG